AAAGTCGGGGAGTTCATGTCTGCTATGGGACAGGAAGTCAGGGAAGTGAAGAATGCTCGGCATCCAGTATCCGTAAAGACAATTGAACTGCGAAGCGAACTTATCGCAGAAGAAGCACAAGAGCTGTTCGATGAACTGAATCCTTACTCACAACTGTACTCAAGCGACAGTAACGTACATGTAACCAACCTTGCACGGATCGCAAAGGAGTTGGTTGATATCCTGTATGTTGTTTACGGAACTGGACATGCATTGGGATTGAACCTTGACGTTTGCTTCGATGAGGTCCATAATTCAAACCTCAGCAAGCTCGGATCTGACGGGAAGCCCATCTACAGGGAAGACGGAAAGGTCATGAAGGGTCCAAACTACAGGGCACCCGACATGAACAAGGCTGTGTACCCTGACGATGCCGATACTGGCAAGTCAAAGACCTACAAGGATGTAGATGACAATGGAGTGCGTCATTGACATAGAGGCGGATAGCCTCGATCCTACAGTCATCCACTGCATCGTGGCAAAGGACACGAAGACAGGAGAAGTCTACAAGTGGAGGGAGTGGGAATGTACATCCCTCTTTCCATCCTTTGCCAGCAACGTGACCAAGTTCATTGGCCACAACATCATCTCGTTCGACATGCCTGTCCTCAACAGACTGGCAGGCACCAGCATCAAGATCACTGACGTAGAAGACACACTCGTACTCAGCCAGATACTCAATCCAATTCGTGATGGAGGGCATTCATTGGAGGACTGGGGCAAGCGCCTCGGCTTTCCAAAGCACGAGTTCAACGACTTCTCTGCCTTCTCGGAGAAGATGCTTGAGTACTGCACCAACGATGTTGAGCTATGCTTCAGACTTTGGATCATGCTATCGGCTGAAGCTACAAAGATATCTCGCAAGAGCATCGAGCTTGAGTATCGTATTCGTGCGATCATTGATGAGCAGGAAGAGAATGGCTTCAGCCTAGACCATCGTCAGGCAATGCTTCTGGTTGCCAAGCTCGAAGACAAGGCATCAGAGATCCAGAGCAAGGTCCTTGAGATATTCAAGCCGCTACCAACAGAGGTTCGACTTGTAACTCCAAAGTACAAGAAGGATGGCTCTTTATCCTCTGTTGGTCTTGGTCACATAGACGATCTCACTACTGTGGAGGGACCGCACACATCAATCGAGTTTGTCCCATTCAATCTGGCATCAAGACAGCAGATTGTACGCCAGCTAATGCTAAGGGGCTGGAAGCCTGAGAAGTTCACTGAAAAGGGAAGTGCAATAGTTGACGAGTCTGTCCTCAATGAGGTAGATATTCCAGAAGCAAAACTGATTGCAGAGTATCTTCTTCTTGAGAAGCGTGTGACGCAGATCAAGTCATGGATAGAATTGGTCAAGGATGACGGAAAGGTTCATGGCAGTGTACTTACCCTACGAACTATTAGTGGCCGAATGGCACATACTTCACCTAACATTGCTCAAGTTCCAGCTTCGTATTCGCCGTATGGTCATGAGTGCAGATCCTGCTGGACTGCTAGCAAGCCAAGTCATTCTCTTGTTGGCTGCGATGCTTCTTCGCTTGAGCTTCGCGTCCTAGCCCACTATCTTAACGATCCGAAGTTTACTAGCGAGGTTGTCGATGGCGATATCCACACTTCGAACCAGAAGGCTGCTGGACTTGACACAAGAGATCAGGCGAAGACATTCATCTACGCCTTCATCTACGGTGCTGGACCAGCAAAGATCGGAAGCATCGTCGGAGGAGATGCAAAAGTCGGACAGCAACTCATCGACAAGTTCCTGACCAACGTCCCAAAGATATCGATCTTCCGCAAGAGGGTTGATATTGCTGCGAAGAGAGGCTATCTTATCGGCATCGATGGCAGGCGTCTTATCGTTCGCAACGCACACGCAGCAATGAACCTACTGATACAAGGAGGAGGCGCGGTAGTGTGCAAGCAATGGCTTGTCCAGATCCGAGACAGGGTAGCCGCTACGAAACTTGACGCAAAGCTAGTGGCATCCATCCATGACGAGTATCAGCACGATGTACTGACCGAACACGCCAAAGATTTTGGAGAGTTGACAAAGGAAGCCATGAAGGATACGCAGAAGATCTTGGACTTCCGTTGCAGGCTTGACTCCGAATACAAGATCGGCAAGACTTGGGCTGAGACTCACTGACAAGGAAGGAATCGCACTAGTGGGAAAGAATCTTATCCTTGAGGTGCCTGTCCATATCGACATGATTGCACAAGCTCGCATCATGTCGGAGGAGATGGGCATCATCAAGAATTCCATCATGCAAGGAGGAGGAAACATCTATGGCTTTCTAGGTGAACTGCTTGTAGCAGAATACCTTAAGGTTCCGTTGAAGCATTCCTATGACTACGACATGGAGCTTATCAATGGCCAGACAGTCGATGTAAAGACAAAGTCCACAAACTGGACTCCAAAGCTGGAGTATGATTGCTCCATTGCTGCCTTCAACATCAAGCAGCGGTGTGATTACTACTTCTTCTGTCGAGTCAAGAAGGACATGACTGTCGGATGGTTGCTTGGCTACATGCCAAAGAAGGAATACTTCGACAAGGCAATGAAGATCAAGAAGGGGGACCTAGATCCTGCCAACAACTTCACTGCCAAAAGCGACATGTACAACATCAAGATCGATGCCTTGTACGAACCCGAAGCACTACTGAAAATAGTGCTTGACTCTAAAGCCAATAAGCTGTAGAGTTCCAACCGCTCTACAACATCCAATGACGGATGTTGGGGCAATTATGTTTCAGAAGAGAAGAGGAGAGACTAAAATGGCTGAGAAGAACAAGTACACGATCATTTCCGGCAAGGCTTACTGGGCTTCGCTAATCCAGCCCAACACCACGTTTGAGCCATGCTGGTCCATCGATGTCAGCCTTGACCAAGAGAACAAGAAGAAGGTCATGGCCGATGGTCTACAGATCAAGAACAAGAACGATGATCGTGGCGACTTCATCACCATCAAGCGTAAGGTTACCAAGCGTGATGGCTCGACCCGCAATGCACCAGAGATCATCGATGCTGCCAAGAACCCTTGGGATGCTTCGCTGATCGGCAACGGTTCAGTCGTCAACGTCAAGTACCAGCCTTACGAGTACACCGTTCGTGGCAAGAAGGGTGTATCTGCTGACCTCATCAAGGTACAGGTAGTCAGCCTCGTGCCTTATGGCGGCGGCAAGGATGATGGCTTCGATGCAGTGGATGGTGGCTACACCGTGCCACCTGCCCACATGGCAGCGGCAGCCAACGGAAGCGAGCATGTGAAGGGCGACGATATTCCCTTCTGATAAGACCAGAGTACAGCACACGCGTGGGGCTACCGATATCAAATTGGGTAGCGTGTCAATGGGTGAGGAGTGGGACCATTGATGATCTTCAATCAAGGACACTAAAGGAGAAGCAATCTTGAGCAATGAACTTCGCGTACTAAAGGCTCTTCTTCGTCGTCGTCGTGTTACCCGCAAGACCGCAATCGAGATGGGTCTTTGCGAGAACCTGACGGCTACGATCTCCCGTCTTCGCAAGATGGGGATTGCGATCATGGCTGTTCGAGCCAAGACGCCAGAGGGAGAGACCTACACTCGCTACAAGCTTGAAGACAGTTCCTTCAAGCTAGCTACCTCTATGGCTAACGCAGCCTGATAGAAAGGCATTGCAGAGATGACCGCATCCAAGACCATCGACACTCTAGTCGAAGACATCTACAAGCTCTTCGATCCGGAGAAAGAGGTCAAGATCAGCGAAGAAGAACTAGAAGCCTTTGCCGATGGCATCAAGGCTGCGGTTGTCTCTGCTCTTACCCGCAAGAAGAAGCAAAGCTACCTTCGCCTGTCCATGATCGGAAAGCCAGACAGGCAAATCTGGAATGAACTCAACTCCATTCCGAAGGAGGAACTTTCTTCGTCGTCCTACATCAAGTTCCTGTATGGCGACATCCTTGAGCAGCTTCTGATCTTCCTCTGCAAGACATCAGGACATGATGTCAGGGATCACCAGAAGGAGCTTGAGGTCAATGGTGTAGTAGGTCACCAAGACGCCACAATCGATGGAGTCATGATCGACTTCAAGTCGGCATCTCCACACGGCTTCCGCAAGTTCAAGGACAACACATTGGCTATGGATGATCCGTTTGGATACATTGGTCAGATCTCGTCCTACGCATTTGCAGCAGACACCGAAAGGGCTGGCTTCCTAGCCATCGAAAAGGTCTCTGGAGAGATTGCTCTCTGTGAGATCAACAAGGCTCATCGCATCGATCCGTCAGAGCGCATCGAATACCTAAAGAGGATGGTATCTTCCCCGAATCCCCCGCCGAAGTGCTACGATCCAGTACCAGATGGCAAGAGCGGTAACATGAAGCTTGCCACCGGCTGCCACTTCTGCGACTTCAAGAAGACATGCTGGGCCGATGCCAACAATGGTGCTGGGCTTCGCGCATTCAACTACAGCAACGGCATTCGCTACTTCACTGAAGTCAACAAGACTCCTGATGTAGAAGAGTTGGATATCAGGAATGGCAACTAAACCTCGCAAGAAAAAGAAGAATGCTTATCGCAGCAAGCTTGAAGCGACCTTTGCCTACAAACTGGAAGAAGGAATCATAGAGTTTGCATACGAACCATACAGCATTCCGTACTCAGTTGTCGAAGAGCGAAAGTATTATCCAGATTTCATAATACTTTCCAACGGCATTGTCATTGAGACAAAGGGATACTTCAAGCCAGCAGACAGGAAGAAGCATCTGAGGATCAAAGAGCAGTACCCAGATCTTGATATTCGATTTGTCTTTGGAAACAAGAGGAACAAGATCAACAAGAACTCAAAGACAACATACGAAGACTGGTGCAATACTCATGGCTTCAAATGCTGTGATTACAATGATACCAGAACAATATGGGATTGGGCACACGAAGTAGGGAAGAGACAGCAGCATGAGCGAACAGAGCGAAAGAGAAAGCCTAAGTGATCTTGGGCAGGCTCTGAAGCTGGACTCTCACTCAGCGTCACCTCCACAAGAGCTTGTCCTGTTTCGCACCGTCATCCTCCAAGCAATCCTTGACGCAACGAAACCTGCTACCCATAATGAACCAGAAGAAGAAGCATTGGCCAGAGAGCAGGCTATCTCTTGGTTCTTTGCATCCATTGGCGTAACAGCCCAAGATTTCATGGATGTATGCGACATGGCTGGCCTTGATCCAAACTATGTCCGTACATTTGCACACAAGGTTCTTAGAACGAGGGAGATCAATTATGTCAGGAAGAGGATCAACACCGTACTCAACGGAAGTAAATAAGATGCAGGACGAGAACCTTTTCTATCCGTCCACAAGCTATGATCCATTTACTGATCCGTTGAATGTACCTGATCGCGGACACCCAAAGATGTCATTGATCGGATACAAGTTCGATGAAGATCGGCTGATCAATGAACTGAAGCACTACATTGACTCCACCTACGATCAGCACTACGCAAAGGGCAAGATCCAAGCTACCGAAGTAATCATCGATGGTGGTCACGGTGAGGGCTTCCTTGTAGGAAACATCGTTAAGTATGCCCTTCGATATGGAAAGAAGGACGGGTGGAATCGAAAGGACTTGCTTAAGATCCTTCACTATGCGATCATACTTCTTTCGGTTCACGACAGGCGACGCCCTACACCGTAACCGAACTGATCTGAATAATCCCGTTTGTGAGTAATGGCTACCAAGCCCTTGTTTGCAAACGGGTTTTTCATCTTCGTGAATATGGACCTTTTGTGGACGGAGGAAGACGATACAATGACCGAGAACAGCCAATACCTGCCAACTGACTAC